AATGACGGCAGAGCCTTTATGGGCTCGACCATGATAAAAGACCCAAATACTGGAAAGCTTGGATCGGTGATCCTTCATAACTGCATGAATCGTTCTGCGTGTCCGCCCCCCAAGGGTAAGGCTGCTGCAGGCTCGTTAGTGTTGGTTGTGTCAGAAGAGATGGTAGCTGATCCAAAAGTCAGCAAGAATATTGAGTCGGCAATCGCTTATGTCGGCGGTCGATGCGAGACACTTTTCTCTGGAGTTTATGTCAGGAAAAATGTGCCTGGATTGATTGCGATACTAAGTATGAATGGATTAGCAACATGAAGAAACTATTTGAAAATTGGCGAAAGCATTTAAACGAAGCAGAATATGTTCCAGGTCGTGCAGTCGGCGGTCCTCGCGAACCAAAACCCGAGATAGAACCAGAACCAGATGAGGCAAATCTGCTAATTAATGCGATTGCCCAAAAGTATGGACTTGAAATCGATGCACAAGCACAAAGACTCTTAGTTAGGCTACCTGAATATAAGCACACGAAATTCGGACTCATTGACGATGATTATATCGCATTTAACACGGTCGCAGACCTTGAAGCAGAGATGGACTTTTTAACAAAGACAGCCGGCTTGAGTGGCGATGTCTTATATCAATATTTAGCTGCTAGACATGACAATAGAGTCAGTTCATCTGCAGCCGCCAGGCCTGGTGATCCACCAAGGCTCGACGATGATGGTGACCTCGTGCCCGCCGATCGGGTCAAGAATTTGCCCCCACTAAGTATGAATGGATTAGCAACATAGGAGATTATAATGGCTAGACGTAAAAACACAAAAAGAATTGACCCTCGTTGGTTCATGGATGAGAAGACGGACACAATTAACGAAGCTTCAATAAAGCGAAAGTCTCGCCCCTCAGACACCATACCCGAGCCAGAGCCCACCGATAACGTGATGATGAACATCGCACTAGTAAATGACTACTACGACAAGACAGGCCAGTACCCCTCATGGGCTAAAGAAGAGCTTGAAGCTAGGGATAAACGCATAGCAGCCGCACGTGCGAACGCGGGTAAATACGGCTCCGTCTCGAAGCACCTTGAAGAAGAGAGTTTCGAAGAGCCTCTTGACGAAGGCTTTTTAGACTCACTTAAAGGTGCAGCCGGCGCTGTGGGTGCAAAGGCTTCCGACGCTATAAAAGGTACAGGTAACCTTTATCAAACTACCCAAGCAACAAAACAGATCACAGCATTGGTTCAAAAGCTTGCAAAAGATGGTTACGGCGGTCCTGCCGGCGCCCGCTCATTAGCGCAACATTTACAGGGCTTAGCCGATCAAATTTTGGCAGACAACCCTAAAGATGATGTTTACTAAGTATGAATAGATTAGCAACATAGGAGTTCCAAAATGAAGATTACAAAACAACAACTTAAGCAGATTATCAAAGAAGAGATTTCTGAAGTAATTAATGAAAACCTTACCGACGACGAAGGCAATCCGATTAATCAAGGTGATATACTTCAAATAGTAGATAGTGATGCTGGATATTTGGTTCTTAATCTCGGTAAAGTGCCAAAATATAACATGGATGTTGGTGAAGAATACGACACCAGAATGTTCGTTCGAGTTTTAAACATTATGGACCCGAGAGCATGAAGATTACAAAACAAAAACTTAAAGAGATTATTAAGGAAGAGATTTCGAACGCTCTTGTTGAGTTTGACTTGGACTCTGAACTTACATCTATTGGAACAGGTGTAGATTCAGTAAATAAGAAAAAAGCACACGAAAACGTTGCCCTTGGATTGATGCAGGCGTCAATAGCGCTTAATCTCATGTTGGAATTAGCGACACAGACAGTCGACAAAGAGTCTAGATTTTTTGCAGAAAATATGCCACACGGCCCATCCCGCGCCTATAAAGACGAAATTGAGAAAATCGCCAGGATTTTATCAACGGTAAGCAAACAAGTGAGTAATCAAGGACAATCTTTAGAAGAAAATTACATAGAATCCGAACTGGCAAGAGAAAATGAAAATATGAAAGAGTTAATAAATTATATTGATAAACTTGGCACCGAGATGAAAATAATAGGCCTAGGCGGCGTGACTCCTGAAGAGAAAGAAGTGGACAATCTAATATTAGCAAAACTTAAATTATCCATTGGTACCTTTGGTGAAATTGTAAAAAATCATATTTACGCGATACTTGAACAATTTAGGGATTTGTCCGGTGAAAAATTAGTTCCAGAAAGACTGAGAAACTATTTAGATAATGCTCCCACTAGTGAGATTTTCGCGCCCATGAGGCAAAAATTATAAAGAGGATATTGATATGAATTGGTTGAAGAGATTATGGAACTGGATTATAAGAAAAACAGCAACGTCACCAGAATTAACTGTTGTTGAAGAAAGTCCATCTGAAACTCCAAATGAAATTTTGGTAAGATTATTACTGGCTCAAGGGATCAACGCAAGGGAAATCTCAGTAACCAAAATAGAAGAAAAGTTCGACGCCTGGTATGACGGCCCGGCCACAGATGATGATGTAAGTGCAGCAATAATAGAATTTAAAAAAGCTTATGGCATATCATTTTCTAATGATTAATAATACATGATGAATTACGTTCAAGGTAAATTAGATAGACTAGTTGAAAAAATGATCTCACGCAAGTTTCTTGTGTGGCTCACTGCGACAGGGCTATTAGCATTTTCAGATTTGGCCTCAAGCGATTGGGTTATTATTTCAGCTATTTACATTGGTGGTCAAACCGTAATTGATGGTATTGCTAAACTCAAGGGGGTAGCATGACGTGGGCAAAAGTATTACAGTTTTGTCTTAAAAATTGGAAAGAAATATTAGTAGTTGTTTCTTTGTTGGTGGTTTCTTTTAAAAGTCATATGGACTATAGAGCCTTAAATAAAGCATACGAGATATCAAAAGAAGAAACACGCGAACGAATTGAAGCACTGCAAGCAATACATGGTGAAGAAATTGCAAGACGTGAGCAAGCGATTGATGTTTATAAGAAAGCTATAAAAGACATAAGACAAGATTATGAAAGAACACAAAAAGAATTGCAAGAAGAAAAAGAAAAAAGAATGAGAGATTATGAAAGATTGTTTTCAAAAGATAAGGAGGGACTAGCTAATGAGATTGTTGACACTTATGGCTTTGAGTTTGTGGAGTAATACTGCAATTGCCGAATCACCGGGAAAGTTTACGTTCTTAGGCTTAAATCAGTGTGCACCATTCGAAGGGGTCTTGTTTGATCCACCCGCCACAGCTTTTATTTTATCTGAAGCGCAAGCATTTAACACATTTTGTGAAGCACGTTTGAAATATGAACTTGGTTTGCAAGAGGCTGAGTATCAACTAGACTTAGAGAACATAACCATCAGACACGATGCCTTAGTATCAGAATATGATATGAGAGTGCAGTCACTTGAGAGAGAAAGCGATGCGTTAGCTGCAGCCCTTAAAAAACAATCTAAAAAAGATCCTTGGATGTGGTTTGCAATAGGCATTGTTGGTGGTGTTGCAATGTCCTACACCGTTTATGAGGTGATTAGTGAGTAATGACTACGATCAAATAGCTGCTATCGAGAAAGCAATAAAAGAAAAATATGGTGACGATGCGATAGCAAACCCTAAGTCAAATTGGAACGAGGAAAAAGAAAAAGAATATCTTGAGCAAATGAGATTGCTTTATGATCGTAACAATAAAAGAGAACAGTATACAGAAAAAGTAGATGTAAATGGTATAAAGATATCAAAAAAACTACTTAATAGAGAATCTTTAAAAAATTGTCCTGTTTGTGGTGCTTTTCCAAAAAGCGTTAAGGATGATGTTTCTTTAATAAAGTTTGAATGTTGCAGCAAATGTTATATTCAATATGTTGAAGGTAGAGAAGAACGATGGCTAAAAGGATGGAGACCAAATAATGGCAACAGTTTATGAAATAGTTCAATGTCTTTCACAGGCAGCAGCTAATGCGTATGATGGCGCTTTAGATGAAAATGGAGAGCCGATTAAGGCCGGCCTCCAAAGGGAAGAAGGCGATCCGATTCTTGACAAAAGAGTAATGGATGGCTTCGGTGTAAAGTTTTTTGGCAATATGATGTGCTTAAATTATATGTCCGAAGTTCAACTTAAAGAGGTTTATGCTAATGGTTTTGAAGCTGATGTCGAACAACGTATGGCCGACATTGTTACTTTTTTGAAAAAAGAGTATCGTAAAATTTGTGGAGAATCAATAACCTTAACCAAGGACGGCGAGATTGATGTTCGTGTAGAAAACTCTTCACGTGTTCGATCTTGGGTTACTGCAAAATTGCATTATCGGATTGGCGGGCTCGATGAAGAGATGGCAGTATCAGCAGAGGCAGATACAAAGCCTGAAGCTAATTGGGAGAAGTTCATCTCACAAGGCGGCTGGACTGGTGACGGTGGCAAGCGTCCCGACAACGACACCAGACCAAAATCTTCAAATGACTAATGCCCTTTCAGTTAGATAAAAAACAACAAGTAAAAGAAATACTTAAGTGTGGAAAAGATCCAGCTTATTTTTTGAAAACATACGCAAGAATATCGCACCCATTACAAGGTCTAATATTATTTGACACTTACGACTTTCAAGATACACTGTTGCAAGACTTCAATGATTATCGATTTAATGTAATCTTAAAAGCAAGGCAGCTGGGCATATCAACTATTACAGCGGGGTATATATCCTGGCTTATGCTTTTTCATCGCGATAAGTCCATTCTTGTCATGGCTACCAAATTTGCAACTGCAGGCAACTTGGTTAAAAAAGTTAAAAGTATCATGAAGAATCTACCTGAGTGGATCCGCATTGCAACCATCTCAGTTGACAACCGCACGTCCTTTGAGTTGTCAAACGGTTCGTCCATTAAGGCTGCCTCTACCTCCGGCGATGCTGGTCGTTCCGAGGCATTGTCTTTGCTTGTTCTCGACGAGGCCGCTCATATTGAAGGCCTTGAGGAATTATGGACAGGTCTATACCCTACACTGTCAACTGGTGGTCGTTGTATCGCATTATCAACTCCCAATGGCGTAGGTAACTGGTTTCACAAAACTTGCGTAGATGCAGAAAGTGCCGCTAACAATTTTAATCTAACAACGCTTCCATGGGATGTTCACCCCGATAGAGATGAAGCTTGGTATAAAAAAGAAACAAAAAATATGTCCAAGCGCCAGATTGCACAGGAGCTTGAATGCAACTTCAATACATCTGGTGAAACTGTTATAGATCCTGATTGTATGAAATGGTTATTAGAAAACGTAAAAGAACCCAAACATAGAACTGGATTTGATAGAAATTTTTGGATATGGGAAGAGTTTGATCCATCTTGCAACTACCTTGCTGTCGCAGATGTCTCTCGCGGTGACGGCGCAGACTATTCAACATTGCATATGATTAAATTAGAAACTCTCGAAATAGTAGGCGAGTATCAAGGTAAACCAACGCCAGACATGTATGCAAACTTCTTGAACCAAGTAGGGCGAGAATTTGGAAATGCGATGCTTGTGGTAGAGAACAATAACATCGGTTACACGGTCCTCGATAAACTCGTTGAATATGGATATCCAAATTTGTATTACTCTGTCAAGTCTACACATGAGTATATAGAGCAACATCAAGCTGAAACAAGAAGCTCCGCGGTGGCTGGATTTACTACATCTATGAAAACTCGACCACTTATAGTTGCGAAATTGGAAGAGTTTATCAGAAATAAACTAATTACGATATATTCATCTCGAACAATTAACGAAATGAAGACTTTTATTTGGAGGAACGGTAAGCCACAAGCGATGAAAGGCTATCATGATGATTTAATAATGGCTTTAGCAATAGGATGCTGGGTTAGAGACACAGCATTACAAACAAGTGCCAGAGATTTAAATTATCAAAAAGCTTTTGTTAATGCAATTGTTACCACTAAAACTACTATGAATACAAAAATTAAAGGTCAACAGGGCTACAAAAAAGAGAATATATTTGATAAAATGAATGAAGCTAAAAGCTTATATGATCAATATAAGTGGATTATAAAGTGAGAAACTAAATGGCAGACAATAGAAGAAAAAACGGAAACAACCCAGCAAATCAACAATCAGAGCTGTTTAAAAGGTTAACAAGATTATTTTCTGGTCCAATAGTAAATTATCGTTCACAGTCCGGCCGAAGAATTAGAAGACAACATTTAGATAAATACTCTTCTCGGTTTAAATCAGCCTCTGGTCAACAATTTAAAAAGTCGTTATACAACCCGTTAGACAACATAGCCACAAATGCAATTGCCAACCAACGTCGTTCTGAGCGCTACGTTGATTTTGACCAAATGGAATATATGCCAGAGATCGCCTCGACAATGGATATTTATGCAGACGAGATGACAACATATTCTGACTTAAAACCTATGCTCAACATAAAATGTTCGAACGAAGAAATAAGAGCAGTTCTTGCGCTACTTTACGATAACATTTTGAATCTACAGTATAACCTGTTTGGGTGGTCAAGAACCATGTGTAAATATGGAGACTTCTTCTTGTATTTAGATATAGATGAAACACATGGAATCAAATCAGCTATATCTTTACCAATCCAAGAAATTGAAAGGCTGGAAGGCCAAGACTCTACTAACCCAAATTACGTTCAATATCAGTGGAACTCTGCTGGCATGACGTTTGAGAACTGGCAAATTGCGCATTTTCGAGTTTTGGGCAACGATAAATATGCCCCATACGGCACATCTATCCTTGAGCCTGCGCGCCGTATTTGGAGACAATTGACACTTATGGAAGATGCAATGATGGCCTATAGAGTTGTTCGCTCTTCGGAACGCCGAGTATTTAAGATTGACGTTGGTGCTGTCCCCCCACAAGAAGTTGAACAATATATGGAAAAAATTGTTACTCAACTTAAAAGACACTCTGTGGTAGATCCCACCTCTGGTCGAGTAGATTTACGATATAACCCAATGTCAATTGAGGAAGATTATTTCATTCCTGTTCGTGCCGGCTCGGCTACAGAAATTACTAATCTTGCTGGCGGTCAGAACACTACTCAAATTGATGACATTAAATATCTTCGTGATAAGCTTTTTTCCGCGCTAAAAATTCCTCAAGCATATCTTGCTATGGGAGAAGGTGCAGGTGAAGATAAAACAACTCTTGCTCAAAAAGATATTCGTTTTGCAAGAACAATCCAGAGACTTCAACGGGTTATCATCGCTGAGCTTGAAAAGATTGGTATTATCCACCTTTACACTCTTGGGTTCCGTGGTGATGATTTGCTTTCATTCTCTTTGTCGCTTAACAACCCATCAAAGATTGCTGAACTTCAAGAAATCGAACATTGGAAAGCGAAGTTTGATATCGCTGCTTCTGCAACAGAAGGCTTCTTTAGTCGTCGATGGGTATCTGAAAATATTTTTGGAATGTCTTACGAAGACTTTATACGAAATCAGCGTGAAATGTATTACGATAGAAAACAAGATGCTTCGTTGCAAGCAGTTGCTGAACAAGCTGCTGCGGGAGATGCCGCCGGCGGCTTAGGTGGTGGTCTTGGTGCCGACCTCGGAGGCGGTCTTGGTGGTGATCTATCAACGGACCCGGCAGATCCTGGCGCCGGCGGGCCCGAAGAAATGCCAGCAGGCAACGCAGAGCCGGCCGCTGGGGGCGATAGTCCCGACGCAGCGGGTGGTGCAGATGATTCACCTCTATTAGCAGTCCCGCCAGGATCGCGTGATGTTAAGACTTATGAAAAAGGTGGCACATACAAGCCAGTTGATTTTGATAGAAGAAGCGACAGTGGCCCTAGAATCAAGAACTACGCCGCCAAACGTAGTGCTGAAAAAAGCAGCGCCACTATGAGAAATGTATTCCCAGGCTCGGAGATCAATAGTATACCAAGCATAGCAAAAGGTATTTATGAGCAAGAAGATCCTATTTATAATTTGAAAGAGCAAAATGAAGAGATAAAATTGTTCAATGTCAATGAGTCAGTGCGCAATATTATAGAAAGCCTTGAGAATAATAACATGTTAATGGAGCAAAATGATAATGAAAAGAAAACACAATAAAAAAAGGAACACCGCACTTGTTTACGAAGCTCTTATAAAAGAAGCAACCGCAGCTATTTTAAGAGGCGATCATGAAACAAAACAAAAAGTAGTTTCTATTGTAAATGAACATTTTGGTTTAAACTCTATTTTGAGAAAAGATTTGCAATGCTATCAATCTCTGTCTGAAAATCAAGGTTTAAGTGTAGAGGACTCTAGAAGAATTCTAAATGAAACTAAGATGCAAAAAACTTTCATTGACCCCACCGGTCTTTTTAAAGCACAGTCAGCAGTAATTAAAGACATTAATACACAAATTGATTCCGACATTTTTAACAATTTTGTTCCAAACTATAAAACTCTTGCTACAATTGATCAAATGTTTTCAATTAAAACTTCGCCAAAAGATAAAGTATTATTAGAAAATGAAGTAATTAATTCAATGTCGAATCAGTCCGAAGAAGAAACAACTATGAATATGGATAACTTGGTCATCAACACATTCGTTGAAAAATTTAACAATAAGTATTCAGGTGAACTGTTGGACGAACAAAGAGAATTGTTAACTCACTATATTATGTCTTTCACCGACAACGCTCTTGGGTTAAAAATGTTCTTAAATGACGAAATTGGTCGCTTAAAAGAAGCCTTAACATTATCTATGAAAGATGTTGAAGAAATAAACAATGACACGGACATGTATCAAAAAACCGAAAAAGTTGTTAATAAGTTAGAATCATATACCAATGATAATGTATCTGATGAGGTTTTATTGTCTGTATTAAAAACACAAGCCTTGGTAAAGGAAATATATAACAATGCCTCTAACGATTAAAATTGGACGCGGAAATCAATCTGCTGTTGTTCGTCTTGAGATGGATTTAAGAAAAGCTGCAAACGGTGATCTTATGATATTTGATCACGGAGACATTGATATAGTATTATCACCTAAGACCAATAAAGTTGTAGCTTTTCCTAAAGAGAATTTAAGTGATTTGGTTTATGGTGCTCAAAATAGATTATTTACACATTTACGAAAAAAAGGACTTGTGATACCCGAGTCGATACAAGCTTCATCTTTTTGTGGAGCTTTTGAAGCAACCTTGCAAGAGTCTTTCAAAGAAGATCTGAGCACTGCCAAGATGACACTTATAAATATATCTAAATTTATCGATGAAGAAAGACCATACTTTGAATCAATGGAAGCATTCGTTTCAGTAACTGACGACGAATTTGTTCACCCAGACAAAGAAGACTCCACAGAGTTAGGTGAAGTTCCCCAGTCCACCGAGAAAGGTTCCATAAGAAAAGGATACATACGTGATCCGTATTCTTTAAGTTACTTGTACACAATATAGGAGTTAAATTGGAACTAATAACATTTGTGCTATGTGCGTATGGATTGACGCAAATTATAGTATACGGTAAAATTTTTGAAGACATAAGACCAACTAAAGGCCGCCTCGGGCAATTGTTCAAGTGTCCAATGTGCATGGGCTTTCATGTGGGTTGGTTTTTGATGTTTCTTTCGCCATTTACGGAACTATTTAGTTTTGAAGTTTCTGTATTTAACTTTTTCTTGCTTGGATGGTTATCTTCAGGAACATCCTATATATTAAACATGGTCTTCGGAGATCATGGAATACAAATTTCAACCAATACGGAGACTAATAATGAATAATTTATGGATTAATAAGTGGATGCTTCAGCCAGTTAGACGCTGCTGCAAGGGATCTTAGCTATGAGCCAGAAGCTACTCAGAGAGTATTATGAACTTTGTGATGGTGGTGTATGCCAAGACCTATTAACTGAGGACGAAAAGCGCTTTGTAGCCAGTGGCGGAATGATGCTTACTGGAATTATTCAAAAAGCTGATACTGTTAATGGAAATGGTCGAGTATATCCCGAACATGTGCTTAAGCGCGAAATGATTAACTATTCTAAATTAGTAAAAGAACGTCGGGCACTTGGAGAACTAGATCACCCAGAAGACTCTGTTATCAATCTCAAGAACGCATCTCACATGATGACTGATGTATGGTGGGACGGTAAAAATGTAATGGGCAAGGCAAAAGTTCTTGACACCCCGTCAGGACAGGTCTTGCAATCGCTTGTAAGCGCCGGCGTTAGTATAGGAATTTCATCTCGCGGTATGGGTTCTGTTTCAGAATCACAAGGAAACACTGTGGTAGAAGATGATTTTCAATTAATTTGTTTTGATTTTGTTTCTGAGCCTTCCACACCTGGTGCATTTATGATGAAAGAAGCTAAAGACTATCAAAACAAAGTATTCACCAAAGCCGATAAGATAAACAGACTTTTAAATGAGGTTTTAAATGATGAGTGAGCCCAAAAGCTTTCACGATTCATGGAAAAATTATTTGGTTGAAAGCAAGACCGATGGTAATATTTCCGAAGTGGATGCACTAGGAGCCATTGGGAATGCTCTAAAAAAGTTTGGGATGGGAACAAGACCAAGTGATCGTTTAAAAGGTATGAAAAAACCAGGAATACCTGTTAAATCCACAGAAGAACCAGAAATAAAAGTTTCAGATGCGGCTGAAGAAGCAGCCCTGGTTATAAGAACTCAAGGTGAAATAGAAAAAACATCATCACCTGAAGAGATGTTATCAGTATTAGATTCTGACATAATTAAAAACTTAAAAGATAAAGACCCCGAAGTATATCAAACTGCATTGAATTCTGTATCAAAAGAAAAATTTACACCACTCATAAACAGCTTTGTTGCATCAATGGTATCAGGATCATATAATTCTATAAGAAACTTTCTTAAACAATTAGGCGTAAAAAGTGCTAACCGCGTCACAGCACTTTTAGATAGAATTACAGGGTTTGGAAGCTCTTCAAATCGAGAAATGTTGTTTAATTTAAACATCGACGCACTTAGCGAACAAGCTCAGGCTGGATTCAATACTAGTTTAGAGAGAAGAACTCAGCAAGTATTTGATTCGCTGGAGTCCGACCATCAAAAATATATTGTTGGCTCTGTTTTATTATCATTTTGGGAAAAAGTCATAGGTGACAATATTTATAAGTTAGCTGATCAACAACTTTTAGCTGCAAGAAGTATTGCTAAGTTACAAATTGATTGGATCAACAATAACATTAACTTGAAAGAAATGGATAAACAAACTAAAAAGAACCAAGCAGATATTAAAAAAGCCGCTAATAACCCTCAAGTGAGAGCAATTTTGTCGGCACCATCATAAACTAATCAAATGGAAACCAAATGAATAAATCAGATCTAAAAAAATTAATCAAACCAATTGTCAAAGAGTGCATCAACGAAGTTCTTCTCGAAGAGGGCGTCCTGTCAAGTGTGGTTTCAGAAGTTGCTATTGGACTCAAGGGCAACACAATAGTGGAAACTAGAAAACAAAATACTACCAACCAAGTAGAAATAAAAAAGAAAAACGTAGAAGCTACTAAAAAACTACAAGAACACAGACGAAAGATGATGGATGCGATTGGCAATGATGCATACAACGGAGTAGACTTGTTCGAAGGAACAACACCGATGTCCTCCCAAGAATCCGCAGAAGCAAAGCCCGGCTCTGTAGATTTGGGAAATTCTAATGATGCTGGCGTAGATATTAGTTCAATTATGGGTGGTGCTTCTCAAATCTGGAAGGCAATGAAATGAAAAAACAATGTAACTTTAAAGTCACTGCCAAGGAATGTCGTGGAAACACGGATAGAATGATTAAAAAGTTTGTCAGAAAAACAAAAAAAGAAGGTATTCTTGATGAGGTTCGTCGTCGTCGTTACTATGAAAAGCCGTCAGTTGCCAAAAGAAAGAAGAGCGAAAAAGCTCGCAGACTACGCGCCCGTCAAGAGCAAAAGCGCCTTCGCGCTAAAGAAAGGCGTTATAGAAAAAAGTAGACACTATTTATATTGAGTATAGTTAAAAATTGGAGTTTTTAGTATGGCTAATTTTAAAAATTTTAAAAAATCATGGGAAATGGAAGTTGGAATAAATAATGTTGCATCTTATCAAGTTTCCGGCCGGCCCTTTGTAAGTGGGGGAATAAATTGTAATTCTGTCACACCAACAGTAATAAAATTTCCGTATGTCACAAGATGGATTACGGTTGTTAATAATGACATTTCAAGAGAAGTTAAAGTAGGTTTTTCGAAAGCAGGTATTCAAGGAAATAACTTTTTTACCGTGCCCGAGTTAGGCGGCGCCCCGGGCCTGCTGGCTACTAGTCACCAACTTGAACTAAAAGTTTCTGAGATTTGGATTTCTGGATCAACTAACGTAGATGTGTTAGCTGGGTTAACTACGATTCCAGCTACCAGAACAACTACTACGAAAGGGCCATCATGGAGTGGTTCTTCGGGTGTAGGCTAAGCATGTATATATAACTGATAGCTTACTATTTATATTGAATATATCTAAATTTGGAGTCTTAAGTGGGTAATTTTAAAAATTTTAAAAAATCATGGGAAATGGAAGTTGGTCTGAATAATGTTCCATCTTATCAAGTTAGTGGTATACCGTTTGCTAGTGGTGCCATCAATTGCAATACAGGCAGCATCAATCGACCCGCTCAAGTTGTAAAATTTCCATATGTTACACGCTGGATTACAATCGTCAACAAAGACATAAAATATCCTTTAAAGGTGGGTTTTTCTAAGGCTGGTGTTGACGGTAATCATTATTTCACTGTTCCAAAGCATGATGGTGCACCTGGTCAACTTGGTCACACATCGCCACTTGAATTAAAAGTTTCCGAGATTTGGATTTCAGGCTCAAGGGACTGCGACGTTGTGGCCGGCTTAACAACAATTCCATCTACAAGAACATCAGGTAGTGCTGGTCCATCTTGGAGCGGTTCTGTGGGGGTTGGCTAAAAATGGCGTTTGGATGGGCTTATGTAGATTGCGACGGTAGTGGTGGAGGCGGCACTGGCACCGGTGGTGCTTCCGGCCCAAGTGCATCAATACAATTTATGACAGCATCGGGAACCGGTGTATCTAGTGGTTCTGTTAATTTAAGGTATGATGCTACTAACAGTTTTCTAACACTAACTGGTTCGCTATCTGTTAGTGGCACGATTAGTGCAAGCCACTATCATATCAAAAATGTTGTTGAAATGGATGTCTCGGGTAACACGTTTTTTGGAGACACAGATGGAGATATTCATGCGCGCACCGGAAGCCTTTATGTTAAAAATGCTGCGGGAGATACAAATCTTTCAGTATTGACCACTGGAAAAGTTGAGGTAAGACAATTTGCTCCACGATATTTAGCAGTCAGTGCGACACCCACTACTGCTAGTCATCCAGTTCACACGTTAGGTGTTCGAGTGGTTGGCCAGGCTTATTTGATGCTGCCAGACCCAACTGATGCGGCCGGTTCCGGCTCACACTTAGTTGTTAAGGATGAAGTTGGGCACATGGATGGGACAAATATTACACTGAATGTTGCTGGTGGAGCCTTGATTGATGGTGCCTCGACATATGTGTTGACAGGATCGAGACCAGCAATTAGTTTATATTCCAATGGTGCCAACTACTTTGTCTTCTAATTAGTTTAAGAGGGGACCATGTATGGCTTACAATAATTTATCTGGAACAGTCGTCTTACCAGACAAACTAACAACCAAAATATCGTTAGCCTCCGGCTCCATAATATCAGGAAACTTAGACTATTCCGACGCGGCAAATGTTCGTAATGTTCCACGCGTGCTAAACGCTAATACTGATAGTATAGTAATAAATACTCAAGGTGATCCAAACAGACTTAGGTGCGACAGCAATTTGACTTTTGCTAACAATGCCCTAAATGTAACAGGCGAGATTTCCGCTAGTGTAGGTTTATCTGCCTCTTTGCTGTATGGTGACGGCACTAATGTGGTAAACATAAGAGGCGACAGTATAATAGCAGAAGGCCCCGTGTATTCTTTACAGTTTCATGATGGTGCAGATAATGATCTTACGGGTTCTTCGAATCTTATTTTTCAAAACAATGTCTTATCCGTTATTGGAGGATTGACACTGAAAAGAAGAGCTACTTCAACTTCTATTACGTTGTCCGTCACTGACTACTACATTGGTGTAGACTCTACATCTTCACCAGTTTCGCTAACGTTGCCTGGGGCGAGTGCCTTAAACAATGGTCAAACATACGTTGTAAAAGACGAAGGCGGCGCCGCCAATACAAATAATATTACAATTCAAGCCTCTGGTTCTGAAACAATCGACGGTCAAAATTCGATAGTTTTGGAGTCACCCCATGCATCGATTCAGCTTTATTGTAACGGCAGCAACAAATTCTATATCTGCTAAGATTTTTAAGCAGTAAAAGATCTAATTATAAGCGATGTATGAAGTTCGCTTTATGTATCAAATTTGGATAGGTGCATCTTATCCAAATAAACCATAATCTAAAACTTATAAAATGGAGGGTTTTTTAACATGGCTTATAAATTTCAAAAGGATCTCGCGATCCTCTCCGGTGCTCTGGATCAAGAAGGAAACATCACCGTTGGTTTAAACTCGGGTACTCCGGTCATTGATCTTGATGCTGCTAGCGGTTCAATTTCTGGTTCTGGAGATCTCCAAGTGGGTGGAACAGTCCGCTTGGACGGTGTCGCCGCTGTGGCTCCGACACTTAATGCCGATAGTCTGTATTTCTTAGATGGTGATAATCTAATGAAAAAGGTGACAATGTCTGCATATGCTACCGCAATCGCTGGTAACGGTCTTGCTGATTCTAACGGTGTTCTCGCTGTTGGTGTCGATGACTCGTCTATCGAAATCAACTCTGATGCACTTCGCATTAAAGCATCCGGTGTTACCGATGCAATGCTTAATGACGATGTTGCTAGTGGTTTAGCTGGTGACGGTCTTGTAGCATCTTCTGGTGTTCTTGCGGTTGGTGCTGGTTCACTTATCGATATTCAAGCAAACGTTGTCGATGTTGATCTCACTGAAGCTGCCGCAGCTACTATTGCTGACGACGATAACCTGATTTTCCTTGGTGGTGGTGCTAGTGGTGCTGAGTCTAAGGGCTCTACACGTGATCTTGCTACCCTGTTTGGTGGTGACGGTCTTTCTGTCACTAACTCAACACTCGCGGTTGCAGTTTCTGGTGCTCTTAAGATTGCTTCCGATAAGGTTGGTCTTTCTGGTTCCTTCGCTGGTCTTGGTCTTTCCTTCGCTGGCGGCGCTGATTCAATCAGCAGCATTGCTCTCGACTTCAGTGAATTAGCTGATGAAGCAATTGCTTCCGGCGACAGAATTGCTTTCCGTGATGCAACTGATGACGGTATGCACGCTGAAACTGTTGATGATCTTGCTGCTCTTTTCGCTGGTGCTGGTCTTGGCGCTTCCTCGGCTGTTATCGCTGTTGCTAACGCAACTAACGGTGGTATTGGAGTGCAGGCAGACGATATTAAAGTTGACCTGAACGACCTTGCTGACGCTGACGTCGATGAAGCTAACGACCTCATTGCTATCGTCGATGCTAACGATTCCAACGCAACCAGGAAAGAAAGCATTGTTGACTTTGTTGCTGCTATTGCAGGAACAGGTATTAGTGCTGCTGCTGGAAAGTTAAGTGTTGCTGCTGCTTCTGGTGTTAACGCACTTGGCTCTGGTGGAAACGCTGACGCTACTCTTACTGAGTCGTTCAACTTTGCTACTGCAACTATTACTGCTAACCGCACCTACACAATGCCAGCAAGTGCTGGTAGAGACCTTGGTGACGTTGTTACAGTTAAGTTGTCCAATGTTGATCCTGGCGTCAAAGTCACAGTCACACGCGCTGGCTCGCAAACTATTGATGGTGGAACCTCAGTTGTCCTTGAATCACCTGGCACAGCTGTTTCATTCAAATATGTTGCTGCTGACACCTGGATGATCTTCTAATCTAAACTTTCTTTCGAAAGAAAAGATTATTATTTCCTGGATGCCCTCCTTGTGGGGGCATCCTTTTTTATTGGACTATTTAAATGTATAATCCTATTTATTGAAGGTGGTAAAAGTATGGCATATAACGTTGTAAAAGGAAATGTAGAAGGATCTGTTGACCAACATGCGGATCAAGAAATTGATGGAGTCAAGATATTTAAAAACACTGTGAGTGCTAGCGTATTTTATGATACCGATGCTCAAAGTCCTTGCGCTACTATCAACAACGTAGCGATAGAAAACTTAATAACATCCAATAAGGCCGGCATAATCACATACGAAGGGGACAAAAAAGCGAGAGCGCACAGAAACCTTGTATTTGATGGCAAAAACTTTAAGACCGATAACGCTGTGTTTAATACTATAACAGGTTCCGCAGTTGGGTTGTTTAATATACCAGCCGATCAATTGCTGGGAAAGGTGCCTGGTGAGTCCATAAATGTTGGTTTAGGATTGGAGGCATCAAAAACATATTTAAAAATTAAAAAGCATCATGGAATTAAATTAAGTGAAGATGGTCTGACTCTTGATTTAGCCACAAACGGCGGAATAGACTTTAGCAAAGGAAAAATACAAGTTGACCCGCGTAATGCATTAGATGTCTCGGCCGGTGGCCAAAATGTTAGTGATGCTGACACAATATTACTGTATGATTCTTCACGTAATGAAATACGGTATACAACATTTAAAAATCTTTATGATAATTACGTTAATTTAAAAGTTCCGCATGCTGCCGGCAACACAAACTCAATTCAAATCAAAGGACGCAAAGGATTTGAGGGTAATGAAAGCCTTACATTCGATTCAAGCAGCAGCACTTTAGTGGTTAAAGGTAGAACAAAAACACTAGAAATCGAAACTAGTCAACAACTTAAATCTAACGGTGAAACACATTTAAATGGAAGCGTATTTCAGACTATAAAAACTGTATCTTCTAAAAATTATGATATACAAGATACTGATAACACGATTTTGCTCGACACTACGAACAATAGTGTTGAGGTAACTTTACCCAAAGCAAAAGAAAGCTATGGTAGGGTATTAATAATAAAGAAAATTGTTGACGAAGACCAGAAATACAAAATTAGAGGCAACAATACAGTAAGAATTACTACAAGCGGCGAACTTATTGATTTTACTACAGAAATTACTCTAAAATCTAATTATTCCTCACGCACTTTACACTCTGATGGTGTTAAATGGTGGATTACCAATGCAAACGGCTCGTAAATTATTCCTTTTGCACCACAAAACACTATTTATTTTGAACAATTCCCATTTTAGGAGATGAATTTATGTCAAGTTTATTAAAAGATGCCATTGTTGATGCAAAGGCACTTCGCGAATCGGCTCTTAAGAACGCCGAGACTTCTATCATTGAAAAGTATTCTGAAGAAGTTAAACAAACCCTCGATCAGCTTTTAGAGCAAGATGAATTTGGAGTGGAAGCCGAATCGACCAGTAACGAAGAAGTTGCCAAAAACATACCGTTAGCAGCAACTGATAACTTGTCTGAAGAAGACGGCGATATCCCTGAAAATATGACCAAAGAGGGAGAAGAAGTTCCTGTTGTTATAGACTTAGAAGCTTTACAAGAGGCAGTTGCAGCACTTGAGGCAGAACTTGACGAAAATGAAGAAATTGAGATCACCGAAGAAGATCTTGCTGAGATTCTTGCCGAAGATGACGAAGAGCTTGAAGAAGGTGGTCGCGCCGCTCGCAAGAATGATCCAAATCGCCGCCGTCAGGATGCTGATAGGCTTCGCGAAGAAGATGAAGAGGTTATCGAAGAGGATGATAACGATGTTCAAGGCTCTAGTGAAATGGCTGATGACGAAGAAGATGCCGGCGAGGCAGCTGCCGCACAAACCGCAGCCGCAGCAGAGCAAGACAAAGAAGCTATGGACGAACAATATGACGCTGATGAACTTGTTGCTGCCATCATGGAAAAACTTACTGTTGACATGGGCGCCGATCTTGCAGGTTGGGCCGGCCGCTCATCTGATGACGTTAAATATCAAATTGAAAAAGAAATGGCACACCGTCGCAGCACGGATGTCGAAGAAGAATTAGAAACTTTAAAGAAGGCTCAAGAAGAGTTAGTTTTTGAAAATAAACAACTAAACGAGCACCTTAAACAACACAAGCAGGTCGTAGGAGAACTTAAAGAAAGTTTACAAGATGTAAATCTCTCCAACGCTCGCTTGCTTTATACGAACCGGGTTCTTAGAAATACCTCCCTGAATGAGCGGCAAAAAGAAAAGATTGCCGAAGCTATTTCAAATGCTGGTTCTGTGACAGAAGCAAAGGTTATTTTTGAAACGCTTCAAAGCACAGTGGAGACTAAGTCTAAGCCTGGTCCCAAATCACTGAGCGAAGCTATCGGCAATAAGCGCTCTTCTGTCATTCGTGCTACCCGTAAGGAAAGCACACCCTCTGACCCTCTCCAAGAGAGGATGAAGAGACTAGCTGGTATCAAATAGATACAAATACAATTAAACAGGAGGTATTTTAAAATGGCTGGTATTATCGAACGACTCACAGAAGGTGTAGTCAACCGTGATATGCGCGCCGAAGGTCACGCTTTGTTATCAAAGTGGGAGCGCACAGGTCTTCTCGAAGGACTTGATACAGACCGTCAAAAGGGTTCTATGGCACGTTTGCTTGAGAACCAAGCTAAGGAACTACTCCGTGAGAGTTCTTCTATGGCTGGTGCAGATGTTGAGGGCTTTGCTGCCGTCGCATTCCCAATCGTCCGTCGTGTATTCGCGGGCTTAATTGCTAACGATCTTGTTAGTGTTCAACCAATGAGTCTCCCAAGTGGTCTCATTTTCTTCCTTGACTTCACATTCTCGGGAGAGCTTGGTACCACGACGACGTCCGGTCGAGGTGGAAACGATGCTACTGATTCGGTTTACGGTGGTAACAGAGTTGGTGCCGAGATCACCGGTGGACTTGACTTGCTCTCTGCGCTTGGTGCTGATCTTTCGGGCCCTCGCACAGTTGGTGCTCGTGGTTATGCTTACGCATCTCCAACTGGCTCTGGCACAATTGATGGAAGCACAAATCTTGCAGCTCGCTTCTCTTTGACTGGTTCTACAGAAGAGCAAAAGAGAAAATACTTGCAATATGATCCCGATCTTTTGGCACTTTCGTCTTCAGGTGGAGCTTATGGTGTTGCAGTTATTGACGTTCCTGCTAGCAGTCTTTCCGGAGCGGCTTCAGGACAACCTTGTGACACAAGAAACCTTGGTGCATTTGTTCTCGGTGGGCTTAACAACCTCACAGGTGTTGGTTCCGCCGCAGTGCAAATTCGTCGCTTAACTCAACAAACCGGTTCTAACCCTAAAACCGACAACGTTCAGTTTGTTATTTTCGGTGTAGATGGTGCGACTGGTGTTATTCCGCAAACTGCTGCAATTGCAACTGGTCTTACTGCTGAGTTCCCGATTCGCGATAACCTTACAAATGGCGGAGCGCTTGGTTCTGTTGTTGGTGCAACTGCATGGGGACTTGAAGGTTCTGAGTTGATCCCAGAGATCGACATCAAGGTTGATAGCATTGCTGTTACCGCTCAAACCAAGAAGCTCAAGGCCAAGTGGACTCCGGAGTTAGGTCAAGACCTTAACGCCTACCACAACCTTGATGCAGAGGTCGAGTTAACCAGCATTCTCTCTGAGCAAATTGCTCTTGAGATTGACCGCGAGATCCTTGCTGACCTCGTTAACGGTGCAACTGCTGAGACTCGTTACTGGGCTCGTGCTCCAGGTCTCTTTGTAGACTCTAACGGTAATGAGATTGGTGCTTCGGCAGCTGCTCCAGACTTCACTGGTACAGTTTCTGAGTGGTATGAGACTCTTGTTGAAACTATCAACGATGTGTCTGCGCAAATTCACCGCAAGACTCTTCGTGGTGGTGCTAACTTCATCGTCTGCGGACCAGAAGTTGCGAACATCCTTGAGGTTACTGCTGGATT